TCAAACATGGTTAGTCCTTACATTTAGATTTTTCGTCATTTTGCATCAGCTTGATACCACTCAGGAAGCCAATCATGCCTCCGATAAGAGTAGAAAAAGCGGGTGAAATCATCTTGAATATTTCTGCGTTGTCCACTTCTTTGGCCCAGAGGCCAAGCATAAAGCTGATTACCATAGCCAAAACAGAGATGCACAGGGTTGCGCTTACCATGAGAGTCACCCACAGGGTTAACTTGTCTTTGACTTCTATTGATGGTTTTATCGGTTTCTTGGTCATACATAAATATCCAGTTTACGATTCTGAAATATCTCCATGCGGAGTCGCTCTTGCACTACTTTTTTAGTATAAATCTCAAACGCCAAGTCTTGCAGTTCTGTCTGTTTCTGCTTTGCTAACTCATTTGCCTTGTTCATCTCATGCTGTTTCTCTAGCTTAACTTGAGCAAGGTCATGTCTATCTGGATAACCAGAGGGCTGAACAGTAGGGAACAATTTGATTGTGTCTATCATTTCTTTTCCCTCTCAAGTGCTGTCTTATATCCTTGAACAACCTTATGTCTTAACTCTGCACCATCAGCCGCACCCGCCCATTCACTCAGATTATTCCAAATTACAACAAAGTCGGAACTTTTGCATAACTTCTGATGGTTTGTCAGCCATATAGACATTTGCTGATGACGCTCACTTGGGTTGTGTATTGTGTAAGCAATGATGTAAAACTCACGCACACTACAAAGGTCTTGCCCTGTAGATTGAAGCGAGAGAATTAAAACAAGTGCTATTAACCATTTCACGGATACGCCCAAATAATGATGTAACTACAAAAGACAACAAAGCAAGAGATACAAACTGCCGCAACAAATGCTTCGGCAAAGTCTCTCATTACTCTGCCATAGTAAGTTGTGAATCCCCAACTTCTTTAGCCGCAGCAGGTACTGTAAACGACTGAATAAATGCTGATCTAGTTGGAGCATCCATTAACTTCATCATTGAAGAAACAAACTCATTCGTTTTGCCTTTTGGTATGCCAACAGTCATAAACTGAGCTAGAGCACCTGGGTTCATCATCAACTCAGCCATCTGCTTGTTGTAAGCATCTGCATTGCCTCTTTGTAAGTATTCAACAGCCGCCTTCATTACTGTATATGTTCTGTTTAACAGTTGGGGGGCTTCTTTTAAAATTTCAGGGCCAACAATTTCAAGCGCACTTATTTTTCTTGCAAGTTCTTTTGCTTTTGAATCCCGCTTTAGGTCTGCCAATACGTTGTTTACAGAAGAAACCTCAGAAGGAGAAAGAACGTCAGACAACTTCTCAAATCGAGGAATACCAGTAGATTTTTTAATTGTTCCAGCCGCATTCTCAACAGCCGTAGCAAACTCACCAGCAGATTCTTTACCTAAAGGAGTATTTAAACTCTTAGATAAGTAATCTCCAACTTCCATACGATTAAGTTTCTTGCTGTAATCTGCATAAGAAGTAAGATATTTACCCCACAATCCATCAGATGATTTATTTAAGGAAGCATCAATAAATTGCTTTGCACTACCCAATGCTTTAGCCGCTTGTTGAGGAATTCCACCAGAAGCATATTGCTCACCAAGATTAAGCATTTTTGCTACATCTTGATTAGATATTTTTCTAATGTTTTCGTACACATCACGACTATTTAGCAAGCCGTTTTCATCAGCTTTAGAAACAACTTTATCTCTAATACCTTGCAAAACAGCTTTGCTTTGGTCAGATACAGTACCACGAATGGCTTTGTCTAGTTGGTCTGTCAAATCGGATGCACGCAATGGAAAGAATCCATTTTGTTCTAAGCTATTAAGTTGAAATTGCTTTAGTTGAGCTTCACCACGCAATGTTCCTGCAAGTTCTTTATATGCTTTTGCACGACCTGCCGCCTCTGACGCAATATCACCCGCAGACAGCCAACCAGGTTGTCCTTTTTCAGCTAAAGATTTTTGGATTGTTGCAGCTAAACCTGTCATGCCAGATGTTTGTTCAGCAGCCGCCAAGCTATTAAACTTATCTGAAATTTCTTTTTCTAACTTAGTAAAGATAGGCCCTGCAAGATTAGTTTGTTCAAGCGCAGTTTCACGCATTGGTGTTGTTACGCTTTCTCGTTCAGCAATTAAAGCGGCCTTCTGTGCTTCAGTACCAGCAACAGATTGAATTTCTCTTGCCCTAGCCGCTTGTTGTTCTACCAAACGCTCTTGAAACTCACCTGCTACTTTTGTTTTACTAGCAAGTTTGCTCTGTGCTGCCGCAAGTTCAACTGCTGAAGGAATATCAGAAATTGCTTGTGCCGCTGTTGGTCGAGAACCACTTACTAATTCTTTAGCATCACGCAATGCTTCAATCACTTTTGTTCGATCAGAACCAGCAAGTTCATTTAATTGTTTCTGCATGAACTCTTGCCGACCAGTAGGAGTTAAACCCTTTAAAGTGTTTAAAAGACCTCCAATAGCCTTTACACCACCTTCTACAACAGGGCCTAATACAAAGCCCGTAGCCATTTGCTCTAATTTGCGTTCGCCAAACTGATCTACAGGAGCATTTACTGGTTGCAATGCACTTAAAGCCGCACCAGTGCTTCCAGATCGAGCTATGTTAGCCATTAAACCTGCACCTTGAAGTGGTGCTTGTGTAACACCAACCAAACGATTTACAGGACTAATAACATTTCCAAGCATCTGATATGGGTCAAAACCACTACTACCAACTCTTGCACGACCTTCGGTGGTTGCTTGCTCAACATCACTTACAAGTTGTGTTGCGCCTTGCTTAATATCTTTACCAAATAAACCCGTACTAGCTAACAACTGATTGACAGCCAACGCAGGGTCTACTACTGCACCTTTGATTGTTCTGGCAATAGGACTACCAGTACCAAACATTAGCTCCAAGTTTGATACTGGTGTTGTTTTTATACCAAGTTGCGTATAAAAAGTGTCTTTAGGTATGTCTGAATAAAATTTTGAATGAAAAGCATCAGCCAATTGAGTATCGGACATATCCGAATACTGCGGGTATTCTTTACGAATTTCAGCAATCGTAGCCATAAAAAACTCCTTAACGAATACCCAATGGGTCAGACTTATTTTTTGCGGGTTGAGCAGCTTCACCTTTAAGGTAACGCCTTGATAGATTATCTAAGATCGCTAAGTTTGCCTCTTTTGTCATGCCTTCGCTACCCAAAGAATCCAAATATGTTTTTAATTCAACATTGGAGTTAAGTTGTTGAGAACTCATGCCAGTAGCTTCTTTTACGGCATTTAGCAATTGCAGTCGAACGCTCTTAAGTTCATCACGTTTTGCTTGTTCTTTTGTACCAAATGCACGACCACCCATTTGACCAACAGTTCCTGTTTGCAAAGATGTTACTAAATTTGCAAGAGGGCCTTTTGATGTGCTTGTCATTCCACCCATTTTGGCTAAATCTTTGACTAAGGTTTCTGCTGTAGAAATGGTATCACCCAAAGCAACCTGTCCTTCAGCAATCTTGTCAGCTTTTTCTTGAGCTTTTAAAACTGCGGCACTTGGCCCTTTAAGAGATGCTACTAATTCAGCAATTTGTGTACGACCATCAATTTGCATTTGAGCAATTTCTTTTTGCGTTGCGCCCCGATCTTTTGCCGCTTGAATTTGGGCATCTATACGTTCTCTTTGAAGTTGCACAGATTGCTCTCTTTGAGCGGCTCTATCAGCAGAGCCTTGTAAAGTTGCTAATACTTTATCTGGTGAACCATACTTAGTTACAACACCAAGAATTTGCTCTTGTGTAGCATCAGGTGGTAATTTAGATAACTCATCACGCAATTGCTCTTCTTGCCTAATCGACAATTGAGTCTTAGCTGCTGTTGCCAAAGATGATTGTTCTGCGGCTCTTCTCTGTTGTGTTTGAGCCATCTCGCCTTGTGCCTTACGATAGTAATCCGCAAGAGCCATAGCACCTTGATTGTCACCCATTTGCCCTAGCATTTTGATGCCTTGCAACATGGATTCAGGGTTAGATTGATCTATCTGCCCAAAAATCTGTTGTCTAGCACTAATCATCTTCAGTTGCGGGTCTTCAATACCCATAGCACCTGCAAAGCCACGGCCTAGTTGACCAACACTAGCCTGAAGTCCCGCTTGAGCCGCAGCACCTGGTGATAGTCGGGCAAGGTCATACCCTTGCTGTAAGTCTTGTTGATACTGCTGACGCTGATACATTTCTGGAGTCATACCAAACAGACCCGCTACGATGTTAGTTTCTGCCATGATAATTCCTTACAAATATAAACCAAGGTCTTGATTACCATAGGCTAGACCAGTTCCAAACCCAGATGAACCTAAACCAGTTTGACTAAACGCAGACTGCAATCCACCACCAAAAAGACCACCCAATGCTTGACCAAACTGAGCATTGGGATTACCTGCGGCTCTTAAACCTTGAGCCAAAAGATTGCGTGTTGCATCATCACTGGTTGCCAAGCCTGCGCTTAGTTGTGCGCCTCTCAAGCCAAGCTGACCAACATTGAAACCTGTTTGTGCGCCAATCTGTCCAAGATTTACGCCCATGTTGTAAGGCTGTTGTCCCAAAGCCTCAAGACCTTGAACTTGACCCATTGCAGTCGTATAAGGAGCGTAAGCGGCTTGTTGACCACCATAATATTGACCCATTGCGCCAGCGCCTTGACCAAGCAATCCCGCACCAAATGCAACCTGTTGTTGACCCGCTTGTTGAGCATTAGCCGCCAATTGAGCCTCTTGTTGCGCTCTAGCGTTATACAAAGCCTGTAGTTCAGGAGTAGTAGCACCCATAGTGCCGCCTTGAGCAACAGATAGACCACCACGGCCTTGTTGCTGTAGTTTGTTTTGCAGAGTAGCTAACTCTAACTCTCTGCCAGGTTGCAACAAAGCCATCTGTTGATTGAGATAGTTCTGTGCAACAGATTCAGGAGATTGAGCAATGTACTGATTGCCAAGGTTAAACAAGTTCTGTGCGCCTGTTTGAAGAGGAGCAAACTGTTGTTGAGCCGCTTCAGCTTGAGTCAATCCTTGGTTTGACAAAGCAACAAATCTGTCTTGCTGTGCCTTAGCTTCGGGGCTTAGTGTGTACCCTGCGCTAATCAATTGACCTGTAACTGGATCAGTTTGGAACTGTGAAGTACCAAAGCGGGTAGTCATGCCAACAGGTCTGAACTGAGCCGCAGCCTTAGCCGCAGCAGTCTCAGCATCAATACGGGCTTGCGCTTGTTGAGCCGCTTCCCTTGATTGTTGCATCTGAAGCAGATTACCTGCTGTTCCTAGTCCACCAGAAAACAGATTACTGAGGTTTGTGTTACCACCACTAAATAACGAACTAACAGCACCAGTACCAAGAGTTGTTAATGCTTTATTTAATGCTGTTGTTCCCGCAGTAGTAGCCGCTGTTGTTCCTGCTGTTGTAGCCGCTGTTGCCGCAGGAATTGTTGTTGCCGCAGTTGTTCCTAAAGTTGTTCCTGCTAAAGCGGAATCAGCCGCTAATTTAGACGCCACAGAACCAGCTGTTATTGGAGCACTTGTTAATAAACCGCTACCGCCAGTTAAGTTTGATAAAGTCGGTACAAATGCACCAGAAGTTAAAGCCGCAGCAAGAGCTTCTGCACCCGCAGTACCACCCGCACCACCCAATGCCAAATCTAGTTGAGCTAACTCAGCCATTGTTAGACCAGTAGTTCCAACAGTACCTGCAACAGTACCCGCTGTTCCATACAAGGCCGCTGATTCTGCCGCAGTCAAAGCACCCGCACCCGCAGTCCCGCCCAACTCAGCAAGTGTCAAACCTGTGGCTTCAGTAGCACCAAGACCACCAAGTAATCCTTCAAAACCACCCAATCCATATACCGCACCAGCAACAGCCGCCAGTTTAAGTAAGTCTTTCTTTAAGGTGCTAGATGATGCGCCTTGAGTAAAGAAGACGGGCTTTCCACCCTCATCAAACTCAACACCAAAACCCGTGTTTCCCGCACCAGAGTAAGAACCAGACCAAAGGTTTCCTTTAGTTCTCTCTGCATAACCAGAAACAAGTTTCTCACCAGTAAGTTTATTGATGATCCCGTCTGCACCTTTTCCAACTTGGTTAATATCAGTAACACCGCTTTTAGCCAAGTCACTCGCCATGTACAAAGCAGAAGTCTCAGGAGGCAATCCACCAGACCATGCACCAGTTGTATTTTGGGCAAGAATTTGAGCCGCAAGTTTATTGATGTTTTCTGTAGTTAAAGCAAGATTCTTTTGTGGTTGAGTTATCTCAGCAACTACTTCAGCAGGGGTGGCTTTCTTATCTGTAGCACTTGCAAGTTGGTTTAAGAATTCAGTTTGACCTGCTGTGTTAACGTGAAATCCTGACGCATCTACTAAGGTTTTACTGTTCAGCAAACCAGACATTGCATCAACTACAGTTACATTCTTGTAGGGCTGAGCAACTTCTTTATACAAACTATCCATCTTCAAGTTAGTGCTTGAAGTTACATCTGAAACAGAACCTACTGCTGGCGCACCAGATAGAACAACTTTTACGCCTTCACGCTCAAAGATAGAGAGCATTTGGTCAATATTGCTTTTGACAGTATTCCTACTAACACCTTGCAAAAGATCATTGCCACCAATATCTAAAACAACAGTAGAACCTGTTTTAAAAACACCACCATTATTTACAAAATTGTTTAGTTGATTTAAAGCATCATCAGTCTTAAAACCACCAACAGCTACATTGGTTACATCTTCGCCAAATGCTTCTCTAGCAAGAGCAGTTTTTTCTTGTCCCGCCAACCAACTATCACCCGCTAAAATAGTACCGCCAAGTACATTTTGTGGGGCAACATCTGCAACACGGGAAACAATGTCTGCAAGTGGAACGCCTGTAACGCTAGATATTTGCGATGCAGGAACACTTTTTTGTTGCATAAAAGCGTAAATATCCGCATCACTTAGATTTGGTGATGATAGAAAGTTTAGAACTTCTTGATTAGTCGCTGCCATGATTGCTCCTTATTTATACAGTTTCTAAATCAGGCACTTTAATTTTTGCCATGATAACTGCGGTCGATGTTTCTTTATCAATCGTCAAGAAGCCTTGGCAAATGATGTTGTAGTCTTGCCCATTTGCGTCTTTTTCGCTTCTAATAGGAACAGTTATATCTAAATTTTTAAACAGATATTCTTTGCCGTTTTCAAAAACTCGCCAAACGTGATCCATCGAACCTCGATTAGCTTGGCCTCGACTTTTGTTAAACCTAATTTGGTACTTGTTCATACGATTTCAGCCGCTGGCATTTGGCAAGATTGCTGTGGTGCTGAGATGACAGTCAAATTAAAATGCACAAACTTGATGGGCAATTCTGCCGCATGGCGATTAAATGAATGAGCAAGCCATGAATTAGCAAAAATCATCATGCCTGGTTTAGGCGTGAAATTTATCATCTTACTTGCTGGAGTGGCTATTGTCATATCCTGCTCTGGTAAACTAATCTGCACTTTGGCCGCACGTGGGTCGTGAAACACTATATTTGAACCACCCTCTGGTGTCTCAAGAAAATAAAAGCCAACGATTTGTGATCCAAACCCATGCACATGAACATCCATTGCTGAATGCTTGTGATGCTCTTGAGTCCACATCTCAGTGAACTGAACGGCCTTGTCTTGCATAGCGTAGCCTTGCTCATTAAGAATGTTCCAAGCAGTAGAGCCTACAAACTCGGAAAAAACTGCCATACGGGGGTCGCCAAAATAATTGCCCGTCATGTAAGCGGGATAAATCTCATCAAGCGATTGTTCTTTTTTAACAACCTCTAGGGCTTCCTCAGAAACAACGCTCACCAACTCCAAAAAATCAGGTCGCTCAATGATATAGATTGGGCAAGGAAAATGATGTGCAACCTGAAGCTGTGTTTGCAAGACAACTTGAGCCACTGATTCAGCGGCTTTGCATACTTTTGGTTTTTTTGTAACTTTGCTCATAATGTGGCCGCAATCCATTGCCAAGCAATAAAATCAAATTTAACCTGACCTTCTGGTCGAGTAGGGACTTCTTTCCAGTTGTTATCTGCACCACACCAACGAACATCTGTGCCTTCTGTTGGGCGTGGAATTGGCGGAACCATTGTGCAAGTGGCCTCATCTAATGTCCATGCAGACCAGTTAGAGGCGTACTCACGATTATTAAATGCGTCACGCACTTCTTGTTGACAGGCAGTTTTTTCTTCCGCTGTCATGTCTCGGATATGCCAAACATCAGTCCAAACACCATTTACTTTTTCATAAGTTGGCTCTTCTTGTTCAAAGAGTTTATATACATCAAGAGTAGGTCGCACAACACGAGTAAATGGCTCCCAGCGTTCTGGAACAGAACCAAACGCTTGAATAAGATTACTTTCAAGTGCAGGGTGGTTTTTAGTTAAGCCATTTTCAGTTTCAATATAAAGATTCATATTTTTTCCAAAAATTAAGCACCAACATTTGTAGATGGGAATGATGGTGTCCCACGAGAGCCGCCAACACACCAAACAATACGCACAGCACCTCTAGCGCCAGCACCGCCTTTGCCACAACTGCCAGTACCTGTACTGCCACCACCGCCACCGCCTGCACCATGAAGGCCACCTGCTCCGCCAGGAGATGAACATATAGCTACAGAAGTTCCGGTTGCTCCTCCGGAACCTCCACCGCCAGCAACTGAAGAAACAGATGTACCTACACCAGCCGCTCCATTAGAGCCTGATCCATAAATACCTACTCCACCACCTCCACCGCCACCCGTTTTACTATTATCAGATGCCGTACTAACTCGACCACCACCGCCACCGCCACCGCCAGCTCCAGCAGTACCAGAGGATTGATTTCCAGTTTTCTTTGCGCCATTACCACCAGCGCCTGAGTAACCTCCAGCTCCACCTCCACCTCCGCCTCCGCCAGTAGAAGTACAGCCGCCATCTCCACCACAGCCTCCGCAACCTCCGCCATCACCTGTTTTTGTTCCATTACTACCAGCAGAAGTTAATCTTCCACCGCCACCAAAGCCACCTTTTACAACAGCAGTTGAGCAGAAATAGCTATTGCCGCCACAACAACCAGCTTGCCCATTATTCCCGCCTGGGCCACCAATACCAACTACAACAGTATATGAAACAGTAGGTATAACTGTTCTTGCATTTTTATAACCTAAGCCTCCGCCTCCGCCACCTCCGCCAGCCTGACTTCCATCGCAACAAGTTTTTTTACCAGCACCGCCACCGCCACCACCAACTGCAACAACTGCAACCGATACCACTCCTGTTGGCGCAACCCATGTAAAAGTTCCTGCCGTAGTAAATGTGGCACAAGTGACTGGGCCACCAAATGATCTTTGATTTTGATAAACAGCTTGTAGTGCGCCACTCATGTTAAGCCACTCCCAGAAATTAACCAAGTTGTTGAAGTCATTTTGATTGCTGTAGCTGACCCATATTGAGCAAGACTTCGTGAGCCAGTTGTTCCAGCAGAAGACAAATACATCGTGTCAGTAGTGATTGCAATTGTTACCACTTGGCTGGTCATGTTGATAAATGTGATTGCTGTACCAATTGGATAAGCTACAGAACTATTTGCAGGAATTGTGTATGTTCTAGCGTTGGCATCACCTGATGGATGAAAGATGTGCTTGCCAGCATCAGCCAAAACTAATGTGTAAGCCGCAGATTGGCTGTTTTGTGGAATATTTTTATACCCAACTTCATTTGTTCCATCAACTGTGCAAGAAGACAATGTTCCGCTAGATGGAGTACCTAAAACTGGCGTTGTTAATGTTGGTGAAGTTAACGTCTTATTTGTCAACGTGTCGGTTGTTGCTCTGCCAACCAATGTGTCTGTGCTTGTTGGTAACGTCAATGTGCCAGTATTGCTAATGCTTGATATTACTGGTGCAGTCAGGGTTTTGTTTGTCAGGGTTTCTGTCCCTGTAGGGGTCACATAATCAGTACCTGCAGTAGCCGCAGATATTGCCGTTCCATTACCTTTAAGAACACCTGTAATTGATGTTGATAAAGTTATAGCGGGAGTTGATGTTGCTGTAGCGACTGTTCCTGCTAAGCCATTGGCTGAGACAACAGAAACGCTTGTTACTGTTCCTGATCCACCGCTAACTGTTGCCCAAGAACTATTTGTGCCATCAGTAGTTAAATACTTACCTGAATTTGTTGCTTGGCTAGGTGCTAAAGCATTAAAAGCCGCAGTCGCAGTAGTCTGCCCTGATCCACCATTTGCGATGGGCAAAGTGCCAGTTACGCCAGTAGACAATGGCAAGCCTGTTGCATTAGTCAATGTTGCACTTGTTGGTGTGCCTAGAATGGGAGTCACCAATGTTGGAGATGTAGCAAATACAGCCGATCCTGTTCCTGTTTCATCAGTTAAAGCACCCAAAAGGTTAGCAGAACTAAATGAGCCTAAAGAAGTTGCATTTCCTACAGAAGTAACTGCACCTGTTAAGTTAGCATTTGTCGTGACGTTACCCGCAGTCAGGCCAGAGGCAGTTCCTGTAATATTTGTACCAACCAATGCGCTTGGAGTTCCCAAAGCAGGAGTTACTAGGGTAGGAGAGGTTGCAAATACTACTGCTCCACTTCCAGTTTCATCAGTCAAAGCTGCCGCTAAGTTTGCACTACTAGGAGTCGCTAAAAAGGTTGCTACGCCTGTTCCCAATCCTGATACACCCGTACTGATAGGCAAACCAGTTGCATTGGTTAAAGTACCGCTAGTAGGAGTTCCAAGAATAGGTGTCACAAGTGTTGGGCTAGTAGCAAACACCAAAGCACCTGATCCTGTTTCATCAGTAATCGCAGAGGCTAAGTTGGCACTAGATGGTGTTGCCAAAAGAGTTGCTATACCAGTACCCAGACCACTCACGCCTGTTGAAATAGGCAGACCCGTAGCATTCGTTAAGACAGCGGCACTCGGTGTTCCAAGGGCGGGAGTTACAAGTGTTGGCGAGTTTGACAACACTACATTTGTTGTTCCTGTGCTTGTAGTTACACCTGTACCACCATTGGCTACTGCTAAAGTTCCTGTGATGTCAGCAGTAGAAAGACTTACCGCATCCCAAGAGGCATTAGTTCCATCGCTTTGCAGATATTTGTTAGCAGCAGAGGTTTGGCTAGGTAATAGGTTATTCAACGCACCTGCGGCTGTAGAAGCACCAGTGCCACCATCAGCCACCGCCAAATCGGTAATGCCAGTGATTGAGCCGCCAGTAATCGCCACATTGCTTGATGTGAGTGGGCCTGTTACCCCAGCAGTTGCCGTAACAGCACCAGTGAGTGTCGATGTACCCGTTACCGCCAGAGTCGTGCTTGCAGTAATTGCTTTAGCTGCTAGGGTTGTGTTAGCTACTGTGGCAGTTCCTGTTGCTGCGCCAATGTTGACAGCAGTAGCCGCACCGCCAAGGTTTAAAGTTGTTGAGACTGTATTGAAAGCCGCTTGAGTTACCGCACCTACTAATGCACCCGCAAGAGTTGTCGTGCCAGAGGCCGCTAGAGTTGTGAACGCACCCGCAGCAGGAGTAGTCCCGCCAATAGCCGCACCATCAATTGCACCGCCCGTAATTGCGGCAGCAGAGTTATCTGTCTTTGTCGCAACAGCAGTAGCAATGTTGTTGTACTCAGTGTCAATTTCAGTACCTTTGACAATCTTTAGAGGATTGCCAGGCGATAAGTTGTCCTTAGTCGCAAAGTTTACTGTTTTGGTGTAATTGCTCATGTTTACCTCTTAGGCTGTTCTGCCATCTTTGGCTTGAATTTCAATCTTTTGAAGGGATAACTGTGTGCCGTTAATGGTTGTTTCATAACCAGTTTGGACAATCTTTCCCGCACCAGAGGCATTGGCTCTTAAAGTCTTAATTGCTATACCACTTGTATATTCAGCTACGTTGTATTCAGCAGTTCCATATTCATAGCTTACTTGAGTGGGAATATAAATATTCTGAGCTTTATAAGCACCAGAGTAATCAAAACCCCAATTGATTGTTAAGAACTGATTTGATCCACCAATAACAATGGCTGAAATAGTCTTTAAAACAGAAATCTGGTTTGGGTTTCCAAGGTCAGCATTATTGGTATAGTAGGCAAATCGGTAAGTGGATGTGTCATCTAAGTAACCACCATACTTTCCGATATATCCATTTTTACCAATGTATAAGTCACCATTTCTAAGTGACCGCAAAGATGTTGGAGAAATAGAATCCCACTTAGTGACCCTTGAAGCACCATCTTGTAAACTTTGTTTGGTATCAAAACAATAGACTTGTGCAGTAGTAGGCAAAACAAGCAGATAGAAGGCTTCTTTTTCTGAGTAAACAGACTTCAAATTAGCTAATGTTTCACCTGCTAAAGATGAATTTAAATCGAAACGAACATTCTTAGACAAGTCTCGCAAAGGAGCAGACTTCTCTTGGATAGTCCTCATCAATGAGCGAACACCTGAGTCTGACAAGAAAATCACATCAGAGCCAACGCTTTGAATAGTATCTCTAGCCACACACCCAATTGAGCCTATTGTGTCGCTCAGAACGATGCTTGCGGGTGTAGAAGCGCCAGAATAAACAAGAATCTGTCGCTTACCAAAGATAAACAAGAAATCATTGTGAGCTGCCAAGCCCATTACTTCGTCAGCACCATTAGGCCAAACACGGGAGACATCGAGTGAGCCTGAAGTGCCACCGCCCCATACATGACCCGCAATCAGATCAGAGAATGTAACAGTTACTTTGTCTGTAGATGTATTAGCCACCCACAAGCGACCAAATGCTGAAATAGCAATATTGGCTTGTGGAACAGTAGCAACATAACCAGACTTCTCAGATACCCGTCTAAATGTTGTTGTACTTATAGCGGGGTCATAAATCAGTGGATCGTGACCAGTTTGGAAGAAATAAGCAATGCCATTCAAGGTGGCACATTGCCAATTACTTGCCGTGATAGTAGGAGCAGAACCACCCCCACCATAGGTTAACTCAGTTACCGCATTAGATGTACCAAGTTTAAATAGTTTGTTATTTCCTGCAAATAAAACTGTCAGAGTGCCATCAGTCTGAACTAACTCATGGATCACGCCAACGTCATTAGCACCCAGATTGCCAGAGGAAGAGTTAACTCTTGTCCAACCTTTTCTAGCACCAATCCGACCATACTGATCCAAGATTACGTTAGTTGCAACCAAAGCAAAGCCAGCCCCTAAATCAAGGGGCGAGTCTTCAGTGTTCAGGCCATAAAAGCCTGGTGCTGAGAGACTGTAACTTTGTAGAGGCTTAGACATTAGACGGGTTCAAAGTTGTTTTCTACATAGCGAGTACCTTCGAGTGCAATGGCATCCGAGAGCATTCCCCTGAACAAAGCATAGGCTTCGGAAGAGGCAGTTCCTCCATCCTCACCACGCTCAATCAAAGCCCTTGCATAAGCACTTTGGGCAACCAAATAATCTAAGACTTTTACAGATGTAGCGTCTGATGACAGAGTTGCTTGAGGTATAGCTAAGTCAAACATGACTGTATATACCCCATTAGGAATTGGAAATAACTCTACTTTTGTATCTCCACTACCATCAACACCATCAAAGGTAAACTCAGAAGGTATGCCAGTTGATGGAGTACCAAAGTTCAGTTTGCGGTTCATGTCCACAAAACTGATATTTTTTAAACCAATAAAACTTGTTGAATTGATAGCATCGTTAACTTGGAACTTCTGACCCGCACCCGTCATTGAATAAGCGTGTGTATTCGCAACAGTTGTGATAGTCACTGTAGTGCTAAGAACATTCCAATTAAAGGAATCTTCAATCTGACGCTTGGCATCATTGACAAACTTTCCAATCAAAGAAGAATAGGTTGTTTCACCAACAGTAGAGACTGAACTCTCACGCAAGCGAACTAACACATCGTTAACAAGTTCTAAGTAAGTCATGTTCGTTGTGCTCCATTAACCTCAAATGTTGCAATAAAACTAAAGGTACTAGCGGCTTGCGTAGTAATTTGAATTTTATCGCCTTCTTCTAAAACAATATAAGCA